GCGATCCGGTGCACACGGGATCCGGTCATGCCGTTCCGCGATCCGGCCACCTTGCTGTATGCGCTACACCAGAAACCGGGCAGTCCGGATCAGAAGAACCTGATCCTCACCGCTCTGGTCCGTGCTGCGCATTCCGATGGGGCTACGGGCGATTGCGCCCTTACCCTGATGCTGCTCGCCCTCTGGCCCGGCCTCGACGCCATCCGACGCAGGTGCGTCTGGCGCAAGGTCGGCACCAGCGATGAAATCGCCGCCGACATCCTTGGCCGCACCACTGAAGCAATTCGCAGTCTGGACCTGCAACGGGTCAACTGGATCGCGGCTACCATCCTGCGCAACATCGAACGAGACATCCTGCGCGCCCATTTGCGGGAGGCCGGTCGTCAAAGCCTGCGCAGCGAAACCGAGCCTGACGAGGTCGCTGCCGAAGATGGTTCAGCCGATGCGGCGATCATCGAGGCGCAACTGCTTCGCGATCTGCGGCTGCTGCTCGGTGCGGACGCAATCCTTGTGATCCGCGTTGCGGTCGAAGGCTTCAGCCAAGCCGAAGCTGGCGTCGAACTTGGCCTGTCAGAGGCGGCGGCGCGCAAACGCTACCAGCGCGCCACCAAGCGGCTGCGCGACGTCCTCCAGAAAATCCACTGACCCTGATGTCCCGATCCGGACAGCGCGGTGGCTTTTCACATTCAGACGCCACCGCGCGTCTTCCTCCAACCGAAAGCCGACACGCATGAACAGCATTGCCGACCTTTCGCCCACGGACCTCAAGCGCATCCCCGGCCTCTATCGGCGCTGGGAACTGACCGAGGTCTTCGAGGCGCACCGGAACTACCAGATCGAAGACGCCGGCACCCACGCCGACGGCACACCGCTCCTGGCGATCTTCGTCAGCGATCCGGTGCCCGACATCCCGGATGCCAGCTGATGCGCCTCCTCAATCAACTCATCCCATGGAGAACCGACATGCCGGACCAACCGGACGACATCACCCGTCTTCGCAAGTCGCACTACGCCCTCGAAGATCTGCCTGAAACCATCGCGTTCCCGCAGCATCCAAGCCATGAGACCCAAGAGCCGATGTTGGTCGTTGATGCGACCATCGATGACATCGCCTTTGCCATTGTCGCGGCAGAACAGGAAAGCTCGGCCGCCTACCGGCGATCCTCCGCGCTCCAGCGCCTTTACAAGATCGCCCGCGAAGCGGGAGCCGTCGGGACCGACTGCGCAGTTGCAGCCGCCCTGAAGCGGGAGGTCCGCTGATGGCCCTCCCGATCATCAGCGCCGATGAGCGGCTGGCGCAGCGCCAAGGCATCAAGGGCTGCATCTTTGGCCGGTCGGGCATCGGCAAAACCAGCCTCCTGTGGACATTGAACGCCTCGACCACCTTGTTCATTGATCTCGAAGCCGGGGATCTGGCGGTCGAGGGCTGGGACGGCGACACGCTGCGGCCCCGCACCTGGAAGGAATGTCGCGATTTCGCGGTGTTCATCGGTGGGCCGAACCCGGCGCTGCGCGAGGACCAGCCCTACAGCCAGGCGCATTTCGACGAGGTCTGCGGCCGGTTTGGCGATCCTGCTGTAGTGGATCGCTACGAGACGATCTTCATCGACAGCATCACCGTGGCGGGTCGCCTCTGCTTTCAATGGTGCCGGGGTCAGCCCGAAGCTTTCTCGGACAAGACCGGCAAGCCGGATATCCGCGGTGCCTACGGGCTGCATGGGCGCGAAATGATCAGCTGGTTGACCCACCTGCAGCATGCGCGCGGCAAGCATGTCTGGTTCGTGGGCATCCTTGACGAGAAGCTGGACGACTTCAATCGCAAGGTCTTCCAGCCGCAAATCGATGGAGCCAAGACCGGCCTGGAACTGCCGGGCATCGTCGATCAGGTCATCACCATGGCCGACATTGCCGATGCAAATGGCCAGCCCCAGCGCACTTTTGTCTGCCAGACGCTGAACCCTTGGGGCTATCCCGCCAAGGATCGTTCAGGGCGTCTGGCCATGGTCGAGGAACCGCACCTCGGGCGGCTGATGGCCAAGATCCAGAGCCCGATCCGCCCGGCACCAGAACGCCTGAATTACCCGGCCATCGCCTTGGCCCATCCTGCTGCTGCGGAGGTGCCGGTCAATGGCTGATGGCATCTAGCCGGGCCCGATGTCCCGTTCCGGCCCCCGCAATGGCTTTTCCCGTTTGACGCCGCCGCGCGTCCTGACCTCCAACTGAAAGGAACCGCGCCATGTCCGGTATCTGGAACGACTTCAACTCCGCCCAATCCAATTCCAACGTCATCCCGAAGGGCACGCTTGCCAAGGTGCGCCTGACGATCCGCCCCGGTGGCTTCGATGATCCGTCGCAAGGCTGGACCGGCGGTTTCGCTAAGCGCGCCGCAACCGGGGCGGTCTATCTCGACGCCGAATACACGGTGGTCGAGGGGCCTTATGCCAAGCGCAAGATCTGGTCGCTGATCGGACTTTACAGCACGAAGGGGCCGGACTGGGCAAACATGGGCCGGGGTCTGATCCGTGGCATCCTGAACTCGTCGCGTGGGATTTCCGACAAGGACAACTCGCCCGAAGCGCAGGCCCGCCGCCGCATCAACGGGTTCGGTGATCTGGACGGGCTGGAATTTGTGGCCCGGATCGACATCGGCCAGGACACCAACGGCGATGACAAGAACGAGGTGCGGGGCGCGGTCACGCCGGACCACCGCGACTATGCCTCCCTGATGGGGACGGCCGCTTTGCCGATCGGCACCTCCGCCCCGCAGGGTTATGCCCCGCAGCAGACCGCAGCCGCCACTCGTCCCAGCCAGCCCGCCTCTGCCCCCGGCAATGCCGGTCGGCCGAGCTGGGCACAGTAAGGGGGGAACCGGCCATGCGCCTGCGCCCCCGCCAGAAAACCTTCGTCGAACGCAGTGTGGCGGCACTTGCCTCCCGCGGCAATACGCTGGGCGTGGCACCCACTGGTGCTGGCAAGACCATCATGCTCTCGGCGGTCACCGGCGAAATGATCGGTGACGGTGCCAAAGCCTGCGTGCTGGCCCATCGCGACGAGTTGACCGCCCAGAATCGCGCCAAGTTCCAGCGCGTGGTGCCGGGGGTTTCGACATCGGTGATTGACGCCACTGAGAAATCCTGGGGTGGTCAGGTTGCCTTCGCCATGGTGCCGACGCTGGCACGGGCGTCCAACCTTGCCGACATGCCCCGGCTTGACCTGCTGGTGATCGATGAAGCGCACCATGCTGTCGCCGACAGCTACCGCCGCATCATCGACCGGGTGCGGGACGCCAATCCCGAGGCCCGCATCTTTGGGGTCACCGCGACGCCAAACCGGGGCGACAAAAAGGGACTGCGAGACGTCTTCGACAATGTCGCCGATCAGGTCCGTCTGGGCGAGTTGATCGCCTCGGGCCACCTTGTGCCGCCCCGCACCTTCGTCATCGACGTAGGTGTTCAGGACGAGTTGCGGTCGGTTCGTAAGACCCTGTCGGATTTCGACATGACGGAAGTGGCAGGCATCATGGACCGGGCACCCGTCACCGATGAGGTGATCCGCCACTGGAAAGAAAAGGCGGGGGAGCGGCAGACCGTGGTGTTCTGTTCCACCGTTGCCCATGCGGAACATGTGGCCGAGGCGTTCCGGGCGGCGGGGATCACCGCTGCGCTGATCCATGGCGATCTGGCGTCCGACACCCGTAAGGCGATCCTTGCCGACTACGCCGCTGGCAACATCCGGGTCATCGTCAATGTGGCGGTGCTGACCGAGGGCTGGGATCACCCGCCCACCTCCTGCGTCGTGTTGCTGCGCCCCAGTTCCTACAAGTCCACCATGATCCAGATGGTCGGGCGCGGCCTGCGGATTGTGGATCCGGAAGAACACCCCGGCAACGTCAAGACCGACTGCGTGGTGCTGGATTTCGGGACATCGAGCCTGATCCACGGCACGCTTGAACAGGATGTCGATCTGGAGGGCAAGACCGAGACCGGAGACGCGCCAACCAAGTGCTGCCCGGGCTGCGGCGCAGATATCCCGCTGGCCGCCACCGAATGCCC